TTTTCTTTGAGAGTCTACATTCAAGAAGCTGTATATCGTGTAATTGCTAAGTATCATGAGAACGATTGGACCGATCAACAAAAGAAGAACTTCAAAGTGCTGTGGTGGAGTACATACAAAGGCCGATACGTATTCCAACAGTATGTCTTAGAATTCTCTGGTGGTGAAAATCCCTCAGGAGATATAATTACGATTGACGATAATAATCTAGCTAATGCCATTGTTCATAATTTTTGCTATATCATGGCTTTTGAAGAAATTTTTCAGAAGGTTAAAGCTGCTTTAGATTATTGGAAAGAAGTTGAATTATCCTGCACGGGTGACGATCATGTTGAGGCCCACAACAATGATTGGTACACGATGTCCCTTAAGGCAAAATGGATGACTTATTTAGGCCTGGAATATACTACAGTTGACAAGAAGCCAATTGGCGATATTAAATGGTATTCCATAGAAGAAACTACATATCTCAAGCGGAAATTTGTTGAAAGGGATGGAGAGGTCTTTGCTCCCTTAGATGAAGACGTTATTAATGAAATTCCATTTTGGATCAAAGATACGCACCAAGATCCACGAATTGCTACGACAGTCAATTGTGCGGCTGCACTTAGAGAAATGTTCCACTATGGAAAGCAGAAATTTGAGGCCTTTCGTACTTTATATAATTCTAAATTAGTCCTCGCAGGATGCCCAACAATGGATCTTTATTGTGAAACATTTGAAGAATTAATGGCTAGATTTAGGGAAGGAGATGGGTTTAGTGAAGACCCACACTACATTGCCGAAGCTGACACCAAAATTAGAGAGGATCCAGATGCTAAGAACATTCAAGTGTTAGATAATGGCTATATCTGGTACGGAAATGATGAATATCCTTGGGGAAGTGAGCTCAGTGATGAAGAAATAGCTAGAATGAATCGAGAGTGGGAAGAACATGTATTTCCGAATATTGCATGGGACTCCTATTTGGGAGATTGGGAAGTTATTAGACCAAGGTCTGATTCTTTCGAAGAGCCAGACAAAGACTTTGAGGCTCAATCCTTACAGCAAGGAATTTCCGAACCTAACACACACTTGGAATCAGGTATAACTTCATTTGCCGA